GTTATCACAAAAAACTCAAGGAGCTTTTTCTGTATAGATTTCTTTAATTTACAATGAGTTATTTTCATTTTTATAGACTAGCATACTTACTAATCTAATACAGCCCCAAAAATTATGTTATCAGAGTATTTCATACACGCTCAAACGTGATAGAATATTCCTCATTCAATGTCAAATATGCACTCGTTTGCGGTATTTTTCAATCTAGTATTGAAAATGGAACGCTCAAATGTGCATATCAGAAAGACTAAGACAAGTTTGTGAAGCAAAAAACTGGAAAATTAAAGATTTTGCAGAACAGACGGGGTCGCTTATCGCACACTACAAGGTTATGTTGGCGGTGAACGTGAACCTAATGCAGAAGGAATGACTGCCATTGCTAAAGCTGGAGTGAATTTGAACTGGCTTGTAAGTGGTGAAGGCGGAATGTTTCAGTCTGAACAACAAAAAACTGTAATGTCAGAGCAAGAAACGAAATTAATTTCAGATTACCGTGCTATGCCTGAAAACTTAAAAGATGCTTTCTCAATTTCTTTTAAAGAAATTTCAGAGAAACAGTAATTATTACTTGATATACTAAAATAAGGATCTCAAAAATGTTCAACGCAACGCAATAGCTTAATCTCCATTCAATTTTTGTCAAATGCAACTGTGAAAAAGGCGGTGGCATAATGTCAGTAGAGCAAGTTCAACTCATCTGCCCTATACGAGGGGTATTAAAAACATCTCAAAAATCTAAAAATAAGCTAACATATACTGAAGAATATTATAGAATACAGGCAATACACTATTTATTATCGCAAGGTTATCCAAAACAAAATATTATTATCGAACAAATAGTTAAGAAATTTGGTAATAATGGTAGAAATAACTTTAGATGTGATCTCGCTGTATTAGATGTTGATAAAGTTACAATTACAAATGATGTCGATTCAATTTTGGAACATGCGATTATACTATGTGAAGTAAAAAAAGATAATTCAAAATCAGACTATGTAAAAGAAACTCAAGTTAAACCATTTTTAGATTTTGCTAAACATCCAAAAATGTTTAGGATTATACTGGGATAATTTAGAACAACGAGTATTTTGGCAAGATTTTTCAAATGATAAAAAAGAAATTAGAGAGGGTTTAATAAATCTATTACCTGAATTTGGTGCTTCCATAAATATAAAACCTATTTCATTTAATGAAACAAAACCAAACAATAACTTAATTGAAATATTTGATTATATTGAAAATACTCTTCATCAACAAGGTTTTGATATTTCTGCAAGATATGAATTAATCTTAAAGATTTTATTGGTAAAAATATTTGATGAACATAGCAAGGAAGGACAACCTCATGAAGCTATGGAAATTCAAGATTTTAGATCTTTAGGAATACCTGATAACATTTCTATCCCTAGATTTAAAAATCTTTTAGCTCGAGTTATTGATTTTTACGGTTCTCATTTACCAAAACCGTTGACTCCTGATTTTAAAATAAAAAATGATGCGTTATTAGATATATTAAAAGTATTATCTCCCATCAGAATTACATATTCTAAAAGAGATATAATACAGTCATTTTATATGAAATTTGCAAAATCACTTTATAAGTGGGATCTCGCACAGTTTTTTACACCAACACCGATAACAGACTTTATTATAGATGTGATGAACTTAAAATTTGGCGAGCATGTTTTTGATCCTGCTTGTGGTAGCGCAGATTTTTTGGTTGCAGCATTTCAAACTGCTAGAAAATTTAATCATGGGCATGCAGATTATATTTGGGGTAATGATAACTCAGATAATGCAGTTCAAGTAGCTATATTAAATATGGTATTAAATGGAGATGGGAAAACCAATATAAAGAAAATTGATTCATTAGAAACAATAAATGATGATTATAAACAATATAATTTAATATTATGCAATCCTCCGTTTGGTAGTAAGATTTTAGAAAGAAGAACTGAGGTTCTTAAAAATTTTGACTTAGGGTTTCAATGGATATTAGAAAAAAATACTTTTATTTTAGATAAAAATTCATTGCTATCACAGCAGGAATCAGGGCTTCTTTTTGTAGAATTATGCGTGAGAAAAGCAAAAAAAGAAGGACGAATAGCAATAATTCTGCCTAATGGTTATTTAGGGAATCATTCCGAAAAATTTTTAATTTTTAGAGAATGGCTTTTACGCCATGTTAAGATAGCTGGTATTTGTGCTTTACCTAGATTTAGCTTTAAAAGCAGCGGTGCAGATGTTAGTGCCAGTATATTGTTTCTTGAAAAACGAAAAGAACCACTAAAATCATCGTTAAATTCTGAAGATTATAGTTTCTTTATAGAATCTATTGAAAACTTAGGTTGGGAAGCAGGAAATAAAATAGCCAAACCTGTATATAAAAGAAATCCCATTGATGGTAGTTTTATATCTGATAAAAATGGAGAGCTTGTACTAAACACTGATTTTCCAGTAGTTTTAGATAGAATAAGATATTCTATGTCAGCTTTAAATTATTTTAGTTGGCTTAGAACTGATAATGTTTCAGATTTACTTAAATCAAATAGTGAAAAATATTATATATAATATAAAATTAAGACCACACCTACGTTTGGGAGATATAGTTAATTTTCTTCCTGAAAAAGTTTCTTCATCTGGAGAGAAGAATAGTTTAATTGGGATAAATCGTTATAAATATGTTCATATTAGAAGATATTTCTTATGGTGAGTTTACAAGTCAAGAAATGTATGGTTGGGAATTACCTAGTAGGGCTAAACATTTTTCCGAGCCTCATGATTTGTATTTTGGTTCAATTTGGGGAAGTGCGGCAAAATGGTGTTATATAGGCGAATATCAAACCGATATAATAGTCACTAATGGTTGTCACAGGTGTCGCATACAAAAAGGCAAAGAAGTATTTTTAGCTGATCTTCTCGCTTTTTTGAATACAGAAGCATGGGCTATTCAAATGAGATCATTAGCTAGAGGCTCAGATGGATTGGCAGAAATAAGCTCTAGCGATGCTAAAAATATAGTTGTTCCATTATTATCTGAATCAGAAAGGAAAGGAAAGCAATCCAATCCTTTGTAGATAGATTGAAAATGGGAACAGTATCTCTCAAAGCTTTTTTAGAGGCTAATAAAGATGATATTGAAACATACAATACTTTTAATGTAGAAAAACGACCTAGTCATATAGTGTTAGTGTGAGAACTCTCCCACAATTTTTGTAAATACCTGTTTCTGAGATAATACACCAGACACAGGTATTTAGTTATGAATATATCAAGAAATATTTCTATTGATTTCCTACCAAATTTTTCTCATAACTAAATTTCGCTCATTCAATTAAGAACGTCTTAAATTAGATGATTTACTTAAATATTGAAGTAATAAAAATGAAATATAAATAAGTCGCTGAGAAGGTGACTTATTTACTTTCATTCATAGCTCTTTCGGCTATATCAAAAATCAACTTTTGGATAGTAAGGAAATTAACAATAAAATAAATAAGACTCACTATAGAAAATAATAAAGCCAAGATTTTAGGATCAAATATCAAAGTAAAGTTCATTACGGAAATATGGTTTCTAGCTAAAATTTGACTAATTAAAAACGTAACTGTAGATAGCATAAAATACATTAAAAATGTATTTCTTACATTAGTTATATTTTTTTTGACTCGTTGAAAAACTTGTTCATTTCTAATTTGGCTAGGGTTAAATGTACAAGCGATTCCCATTCCAATAGAAAACATAATACCTGACAATGTGTAAATGGTAGGCACAATAGCTTGATTCATATTATCTTCTTGATTAAGAAAAGGAGATAAGATGAATGATAATAAAAATGTGATTAAGCTAATTACTATCCATTTAATCTTTGTTTGCATTTTCGAGTTCTTTTATAAAAAGCTCCATTTGTTGGAAAAGTGTTTGTTCATTTAATTTACCTGTGTCAGTAGTATCTACCTCTACTTGCTTAATCTTCTGAAGTTGGTTTCCTGTAACTGATGTGCCATTACGAGTTTTAAATGAGATATTATCTAGATCTGATACAGGTTTTAACATTGCTGAAAATGCTTTTTTAACATCTTCTGGAGAATTTTTAGTTGGTTTCTTTATTTGAATAAGTAGTTTGGCTGAAACTAACTGACTAAAATCAATTTCATCTAAATCTTCTGCATCAGCAAATAGCTCTTTCACATGTTCTATTGCAAAGTGAGTAATGTCTTTGAATTTGGATACCACAGTTGAGTTCGTGTTATCTTTAGCCGTACTGTCAATATTTGTAGTATTCTTATTCTCAGGATCTTGAATAACCAGTGATCTTACATTACTCAAATCATATTCTTCTTTAAGCTCAATTATCGGATTGAGTTCTAGTAACTCGCCGAGAAACCAGTTTAAATATGTTTGTAAGCGAGTAATTGTCGTCCTGCTAGATAGATTTGTAACAACAAAACGATCAGATAGCAAAAAATAGTAGTGATCTTTATATATAGCACTTGTATTAAGTTTAGCATTCAGTAAGTCACTAATTGAAAAATTGGCTTTCTGAAAAAGAGTCTCATCGATATGCTGAACATTATCACCGAGTGCAATACGTAACATTGTTGCAAAAACAACGTTGTTTCTATCAGTATTGAAGTGAGAAATTAAATCTTCTTCCTTCTTAGGATCATCTTCACTTAAAAGCATTCTACGCTCATTACTAGAAGTTGAACTATCTAATTTTTGTTTGAGTAAATTAACGACTTGAAGATTTTTACTAATATCATTATTTACAATTTCAAATGCTCTAAGTTTAATTTGTTTGCTCACATTTATTCCTTAAATATTTTTCCCAATAGAATTCAACTGTTATCTTGTCTCTCTACGATAGAACACAATGTTTTTATATGTTTTATTCGGGCATAGCCATTTTTAGTAAATCTTTCAATGCATTAATCTCATTATCTTTCTGCTCAAGCAACTTATTCAATAAATTTTCCTTCTCGTTAGCATGCGAAAGATTCAACTTCAATCGCTCAATCTCAATCAACAGCGATGATTCCCCCACACCTTGATACACCGAACCTAACGGCGATTCAATTTGAAAGCAGATATTTTTCTCACCTGATTGGATTAACTCAACAACATCAATATCTAAGATTTGAGCAATTTGCTCTAACTTGTCTAAGTATAACTTTGTTTCACCACGCTCAATCTTGGCATAGCCATTTAATGACATATTCAGTTTTTCAGCCATCTGTTCTTGCGACCATTCTTTTGATTCACGGATTCTTCGGATTTTCTCGTTGATATTCATTTTTTACCCACTAATTGATGAGTGTACCCACAACTAGTGTGGTTGATATACACCGTTAGTTACTACATCAGACTGTACACATACTATACAAGGTTTTCCCTGGTATTGATTTTTAGTTATAAGGAAACATTATGAAAGAACTGATTTACTTCTACCTTATTGTTGGTTGCTATATTGCACATCGTAGAACATCTCATCTTGATGCTAATTCAGCCGAATTTCTAAAAACATACCTGAAAATAGTATGCACATATCCTAAAGAATTATTTAGCAAAATACCTAGTTTAAAGAAAAAAGAGTCTGAAAATCCTGAAAAACAACAAGGAGAATAGAATGGCTTTTTCTAAGTTTGGAAAATATATTTTTCCAGTGATTGCTACTGCATTTAGTATAGATGTTTTAGTGCCTAGTATATCGCCTTTACAACTAGTACCTACCTTTCAAAAGGAAATTGAGTGCGATGATTATGTTGTTGAAGAAACAGTCCGCAGATTCATTAACGAAGGAATCCGAGCTCAAAATGTTCAAGCAAATAAACTCGCTCAATTTTTTGTAGGGCACGCTACGCAAGGGTTAGACCGCTCTAATCCACTCTGGGATATGTTTGGTCGAGCAATGGAAGGTGCAGGAAGTATTGCTGAAGGTATAACAAGAATGCAGAATTATATTGCATTTTCTTCTTTTGAATCTAAAGAAATATCTGATAACAACGGTGTGAAGAAGTGTAGAATTATGGCTAATTCTATTGGTAACAGATTATCAGGTAGTGCAGACTATATTACACATAACTATATTGTGAGTATTAAAGGTAATCAGGTTAGTGTTTATTAACTTGTTATATATCCATTTTTTAGAATCACAGTTCATAAGCAACCTAGCAATGGGTTGCTTTTTTATTTGACAGAAAAACAACGTAGATCTATTTTGAATGCCGTTCATCGTTGATGAACAATGACAATTTGCCAATGAACCATTTATTTATATTTAGCCTAGTTTCTTTCAAAGAAGCATAGCGAACCATATAGGCGTAGAACCCTTTTATTAGGGGACTATTTGGGGTTTGCAACTCATTTATTAAAGTCCACGTATTTCTTGTGACAGTACGGTATTCAGGGCAAAACGCTTTGAGCCGACCTGAAAATTCAGGTGGGCGATTTTTTATGTCTGGCGTTTAGCTTTGAGTGCCTTGTACACACAAGGAATACTTATGGCTCATTACTTACTTTCAAGCAAATCTAAAACATTATCCCTTAAACATATCTTCCGTTTAAGTGAAGATGAAGCCTTCCAACTTTTGAAAGCAAACCGTTGGGGTAATCCTGATAATATTCACGATGTTTGTTGTCCGCATTGCGGTATTCGCCACAATGCTTACTTTCTTCAATCTCGCAAACGTTGGTGTTGCAAACATTGCCAACGCCACTTCTATATTACAACTAATACAGCATTTGCTTTTCATAAACTACCGTTTGTTGATATTTTGGCTGCCATTCTTCTCTTTGCGAATGAAGTCAAAGGGATTTCAGCAATAACAATGAGCCGTCACCTTAATATTAGTTATAAAACGGCTTTTGTCCTTTGCCATAAACTGCGTGAAGCCCTATTCAAAACTCGAGATTTAACGCCATTGCAAGGGGAAATTCACGAAGATGGGACGTTGATTAACTATAAGCTACGCAAAGCAAATTTTAAAAAGAATCAACATAAACAACGAGATAAAAAGACAAACTATCCTAAATTGAGACCAACTAAACGTTTCATTATCAGCCTAAATCAACGTGCTTCTAATGATGAAACATTGTGGGGTTCAAATCGCACCATCGTTACAATGGACTATACTGAAAATGCTAAAACAATTTTGGCATTAAACCATCAATTCGTAAAACAAGGCAATGATATTATGTGTGATGAAAATCTAGCCTATAAAGGTTTGGATTTTCACTACGCTCGTTGGAGTGTTAATCATAAAGAATGTTATAGTGCCAAAGGTGTGAGTAATAATCTCGCCGAATCCTTTAATGCTCGTTTCCGTGATTTACATCGTGGTGTACATCACAAATGTGATAATAAATACGCCCTACATTATGCCAACCAAGTGGCGTTTATGTCAGATAATCGTCAAAAGTCTAATGGCGACCTATTTAGTGATATTCTCAAACGTTGCTTATGGGTATTACCATTAAGGGAATGGGTGGGTTACTGGCAAGGGAATCATCGCACGCAAGAGCTTATCAGTATGACCGCATTTAGCCCTGAAGAAATTTCCCAGTCCTACTTCAAAAATCTCAATGAAAGAATGAAGTACGAGCAAGAGTTGTTGGCAGCCTAATTTTCTTAATTACAAAACTAATTAGAATGAACAGGGGAATCAGCTTACCTTTGACAAGGTTAAGCGGATTGACTACGCCCATTGATGGGAAAATTTACATCGCAAGCCAATAACATTGGCAAACAAGTGAGAAAATCAGCTAAAATTTACCAAAATAAATGCCCTCAACGATTAAGGGCATCAAAAATTTTACTGCGGTTGAGATTGCATTTTAGGTTTTGTGCAACTGCTACATAATACCGAATTCTTCCGCCGTACCGTCTGCCACGTTCTCATCTCCACGGTACGCCGCATAAATTTGACGGTACGTCATCTGTCACCTAACTAATCAACATACCTGCATAACGCTCAACCAGCTCGGCACTAATTGGTATGCCGTTGATTTCGCTTGACCGCACCACGCCACGCATCAGTTTGCTTAATCGGCGTGCATTACCTTTGCACGCTTTAATCAGTGGTGCGTTAAACTCATCTGTACCTAATGCAGATTCAGCCAATAACGCTAAATCATCATCAGGTAGGGCATTACCCAAATCGCACGCAAAACCCACTCGGCTATAGAGCTGTGCTAACTCGTTATTTTTACCCTTGAGATTAACCAACAAGCGAGGCATACCAGCCAACACCCCCCAATACCTGATAAATCATGGATGCGGCGGATAAACTCTAATGAGCGAGTAGAGAGCAACTCTGCTTCATCCACCATTAACAACCGCTCCGAGCCTTTAAGTTTGCTTACAATACTGTCTAAGAGCTCGTTATTAATTCCACGAGCCGTTGCCCCGACCGTTTCTGCAATCTTGCGTAGTAGCACTTTCGGCGTACAACTCGGATCAACCTCAATTAACACCGCAGAGCTATTTCTTCGAGCGTACTCTTTCAACATTTGCGTTTTTCCTAAACCTGCTGCCCCAAAAATCACATTAATTTCACCTTCAACGTGGGCAAACTGCATCACTTCCATTCCACGTTTTGCCGCTAAAGTTGGTACAAATTCAGCGTTATATTTAGCCTCAACCACTTTAGCTTTCTGGCGTTCGAGCATTTCATCTACTTTGCGATCTAATTCTTCGCAGTTGCCTTGATATTTACCGCTCAAGTATTGGCTCACTGTTGCCACAGATACACCAAAGGCATTCGCTACTTGCTTTTGTCCTAACCCTTGGGCTTGCATAAATTCTTTAAGCTGTTGGTTTTTCATTTTTTAGCCTCCTACCGCTAACTTTTTTTCGTAATCTTCTCGTTCTGCCTGTGTAAAAAATAACGGCACAGGCTCTTTTTTCGGCTTACTTGCTGTTGCCAACAAGTTAAAATCATGTTTATGCTCAATCGTAATAACAGGATTAAGCTCCGCATCAATCTCTGCCAGTTGTCGCTCTTTAAGCTTACTGCGACGTTGATGGCGTTCTTTACGTTGCTGTTCCAGCATCGCCACTGGAAAGGCTTCTCTTGTGTTACCATTCCAAATCGCATCACACACAAATCTGCCGTCTTTGGTTCGCACCTGTATGCTTTCGGCGTTATGGATATCAATTCCAATCACTACTTCTTGCCCATCTACCGCTAATAATTTGGTATTAAAATATTTGTTGTTACACCAACTTATCCAACCTCGCTCAGGCGTGCGGATAAACTCAGGTCGGCTCATATCACGCAATTCAATATCCGTCAGCATGACCACATCTTCTGGGTGTAACATCTGCTGATATTTCTTAGCTGGTATACATCTAATTTCGCTATGGATATGCTCTTGGTTGTACCAATCGACCACTTGTTGCACCATATCCAGTAACTGTTGCCAACTTGGGAGCTTGCCTTTCGCTCTTTTTTGCACTGGCGTAAGCACTGTGCCTTTCGCATTAGCCAAAGAGTTCACACCGTAAAGCACCTTGCGAGTGGTTTCAGGGTCTGCCCCTGTGCCGTAGTAAGTCTCAAACTGGCGTGCAATCAATAACCCCACTGTTTTGTTTAATCTTTCGATAATCCCACGCCCTTGCGGATTACCTGCAATCCCTGTTTCGTGCTTGATACCCAAGCGGGGTAACATCCCCGTTACTTCCGCATCTAAAAATTTATTCTTTTCCCCACCACCGTTATCTGAGTAGTAGATAGCTGGGACACCATGGGTTGATATGGCATGGCGTAGGGCATCTGCTACTGCAAAAGCGTTTTCCGCTAATGCCATCGACCACCCCACAATTTTTCGACTTGCACCATCAATAATCATGGTTAATTCAGGGGTAAATGGCTTGCCATGTATTGGGTGAGCCACTTTCAGTTTCATAGCATGACCGTCCCCAATCCACACATCATTTGCTCTTAATGCTGACCAATCCCGTTTCACATAACTTAATAACGTTTTGTAATGTGAGCCTGTTCGTCTGCCATACTCTTTTACATAGAGCGGTAGCTTTGCCATCGCTCGTTGCACTTGGCTCAAACTTGGCATTTCTGCGAGTAAAATCGGGTTTTCTTGATAATTACTTGCCCATTCAACTTTAAATTGACGATAGGCTTCCGTTAAACAAATCCCATTTTTCTGACGGTAAACACCTAAAAAAGAGGTTAGCCACCAAATCTCTTCAGGCTTAACCGCCTGTTTCACTTGTGGAGCAAGCAATTTCAAACGTTGCTCTACATTCTTGGCTTTGCAGTAATCCACCACCCAACCATTTAAGGTACGCACACTTAGTGTCCGCTTAGCTGATTTCTTAGCATTCGCCACTTCAATTAGCTCTGCAAGGTGTGCAGGCAACTTGCCATTTTTTGCAAGATCACATAAATAAGTCACCGCTTTAATTCGACTCATTGACTGCTCAAGCTCTAGCACATACTGCACCAACGCCATTCGAGCATCTGCTATCTCGCGTTGTTTTGTAGTTAGGTTCGCCAAATCCACTTCTGCACGCACTGAGGGGAGTTGTTTCGGTTGAGCTTTCACTACATCGACCGCAAATTTCTTACGGATTTCGGTTTGGATAACTTCGGGCATTGATACAAGGGCGTATTCATTGCCACCACCTTGACCAGCTCTTTTTTGAGTTGCCCAATTTTGTTTCTTTGCTTGGTAAATAATTCCTTGCACAGAATTAGGTAAAGCGGATAAACTAAAAGCTAATAATTCTTTTGCTGAAAAGTGCGTTTTTAAGTTGTTTCCACTCATAAAAACCTCTTTAAGCTACCTTTTCAGCAAATTTTTTATTGTTACGGTGTGCGAAACGCTCTGCCCAAATCTCTTCGGCAGGAACACCTATTGCATCTGCAATAATGCGTTCACCTTTAAGCCATGGTCTGTCTAGGGCATTTTTTAGGGTGCTTCCTTGACTGTATCCATATTGCAAAGAGAGTTGTCTAAGCGACCAACCTTTTTTATGTAAAGCAGCGATGATATCAGCTCTATGCCAATCTTCTGCTGTTTTTTTAGTGTCGTTTAATGTACTCATTGATTAACTCCATTGACTTAACGCAAGAGATAATAAACCTAAAAATCAACTGTGTAAAGTTTAAAAAACAATTTTTAAAGTTATTTTTTAATCTTTTTTCAATGAATTTCTGTAAATCATTGATTTTAAAATTGAATTTTAAATTTTAAAAACATTAAAAATTAACATTGGATTTTTTAAAGTTATGGCTTCAAAGTTTAAAAATAATTCCTTGATAGGTAATCGGATTAGAGAGCAAAGGGAAAGGTTAAATTTAACTCGTCCAGAGTTGGCAAAGGCAGTTGATGTATCATTATCAGCTTTACAAGGCTGGGAAATGAACGAACGTGAGCCACAGGCATCAATGATTATTACTATCGCTAATGAATTGGGCGTTACGCCAAACTACCTGCTCACAGGCGAAAACGATCAACCTAAAAAAACTATCGAAAGAGCGGTAGAGAAAGTAAAAGATTTAACGGAAAATGTAGTAATAATGATTGCCAGTTATAGCAGTATCAACGTTTCTGCGGGATTTGGCAGCTTTAATGAGGGGGTAACCAAACCCGATGGCAAAGAGCCTTATGCAGATAGTCTATTACAAAGCCTACGAGTAAACCCTGATAAATGTGCGGTATTTTGGACTAATGGGCGTTCAATGGAGCCGACTATCAATAATGGTGATCAACTACTTGTGGATCTAAACCGTAATCAAATCAAAGGTGATGATAAAATCTATCTAATCCAACACGGCGAGAATATATGGGTTAAGCGGGTTAAAATGAAATGGGATGGCGTTGAGCTTGTAAGTGACAACAAGGACGAATACCCGCCAATCGCTATATCTGATGAGGAGGCTCAAAACCTACAAATTATCGGGCGTGTGGTACATATTGGTAAAAGCCTAGTTTAAAACCATTTTAAATTTTTAAAATCGTTTTAAAAACCGATCAAACACTACTTAAAGTTATGCAAAAAATAATGCAAAAACCACCCATTATTTACCATTTTTAACCATTCTTATTTTTTGCATAACTCCCCCAAACAAAAAACGGCAAAGCCTTGCCACACAAAGCCCCACCGCAATTTTTCCGACCAAATTTTTTGTTTTTTATCTATGTAAAAATAGTTAGTACCTCACATAAATAAAGAAATTTTTGAAATACGTAATCAAGAAATCAGTGGCACATTGACAATTTATGCTCGCCCTTCCTTAGCTCAAAGTTGGCTTATTCCTGCTATAGCAGGATTTAATCAAAAATATCCGTTTATTACACTGAATATTTTGACTGGCAATGAAGTTATTGATTTTAATAGGTATAAAGTAGATTTAGCTATCTATTATGATGATTTATATAGTGAAAATTTACATCACTATGAACTCATGCCAGAAAGCGTTATTCCGGTTTGCAGCCCTGAATATGCCGAGAAACATAAACTTCATGGGAATCCGAAATCTTTAGAACACTGTTTATTGCTTCATGACGGACAAGCGTGGCATTACAATTCCGATTTTGAAGAATGGGAGAGTTGGTTAACATATTTCAATTACAGTCTTGATTTAAACCAAGTACAATCTATGGTATTCGACTGTTCGAATTTAGCATTAACAGCTGCAATTAACCATATTGGCATCGCAATGGGGCGAAAACAGTTAATCACACCTTATTTAGTTAATGACCAATTAATAACCCCTTTCAAAGGCTTAGAAAAACCGTGTAATCAGCGTTATTATATTGTAACACCTTACAAACACAATCAAAACATTCATACAGTAATTCATTGGCTAAAGAAACATATGATTTTTTAATCGCACTTTTACCTACAAGGTAATAAGACAATAAGGAAAATTTACAATGGTCTGAAGTAGATTAGCAATGATATCTGTCTATAAATGAAGATAACCCATTGTAAATTAAAGAAATCTATAGAGAAAATTCTGTTTGAAATGTTGTGCTAGAAGTAACTTCTCGTTCAGTAGCTGATCATCATTTATCGTCAAGCAAATCGCTAAAAATAAATCACCTAAAAAAAGAGCGGTAGAAAAAAAAACAATTTTCCTACCGCACCTCTTCACTCTGCTTCATTACCCTACTTTTTATGACTACCTTGTTATCACCTTATTACTTTTTTTCTCCCATTTTCCTCTTCCCTCTTCTCTCTTCCCCGCCTTATCCCAAATAACAAAAAACCCTGAGTGTCTCCACCCAGGGTCATATCATAAAAA